TCGCGCCGGTATTGCCGGAAGCAATGGCGTACACGGTCCCGTCAGTTAGGTATATGTTGCCTGAGCCCCACGCAACTACAGTGTTGTTTGAGGCACTAAAATCAATGTTATGAGACCACCCGAGGATTGACGTAGGGAACCCGGTCCCGCTTGAAAGACGGTTGTTTATGCCACCAAACGTGTCTTGAAGGGCACGGTTAACAAAAGCGCGAAACTGCGCTTCGTTTTGCGCGTCATAGGCGTGAGGCGCGTTAGGTAACTTGGCAACGTAAGTCAACGTTCACCGCCGGCCTCAACGTCCGCGCGAATAGTGCCGATGCGCCAATCCGCGGTAGATTGTGCTATTTTTAAACGGATTTGCCGGGCCGTTAGTCGCACGTCAGTCGGGTTTTTTGGCGTGTAAGGGCCGTTTGTAGTTTCGGAAGATGTCGGGTAAAACGCTGTAAGGACATAGATGTCTACTTCACCTAACGTTTTTTCGTCAGGAATAATGGATTGAATGTGCATAACCCGGTCACCCTGCCCGATTTCCATAGGTCCGCTAACCGCGCTTGGTGTTATACCTTCGTAGTTTGTGCCGACTTCATGTCGCCATAAAAGCCCGTCACCGTCAAACGCGACCGGGTACGGCAACGCGCCTTGGTCTTCACCCGCGGTGCGCGATACAACGTTATTGTACCAAAACCCTTCTTCGTAATTGTACACTACGGTTTTATCACATTCTGACCCTTGAGACGTTCCTGTAAGTGAAGGATAATGCCAAATAATTTCACCGTATTCGTGTCGGATTTCGCACCACACTTTTGCGCGTTGGGCGTAGTTTAAATCACTAAACACCCAGTCTGCTACGGGTGAAGAAAGTGCTTCGGTAAAACCGTTGTAAATGTAAAACCCGCGGGGAGCCATCCAATAAGCAACAGAACCCACAACACCCATTGCACGTCGTGAAATCGCTCCTACAGCACCAACGGGTGTGGCCGCGTACACAAACGTCCCACCGATATATCGGACGCTGTACAAATCCGTGTCTGTCCAGACTAACGTTTCAGACTGCGAACGACGAGCGTTAAGGATGTCGCCCCTTCCTGCCAAGCGAAGATCCCCCGCTTGGTTTGTTGCTGAAGCGGTCCAATCTTCGATATTGTCTTGATCTGCCCAACGAATGTGTCGGCGGTCATTACCCGCGCCAAGCACCATTAAAAAGTTTTCCGGGGTAACGACAACACCAATGTTTTGGACAGGGGCGTTAGTTACTACCGTTGCGGTGCTTGGGTCGGCGCCAGGATCACCGTCTACATCGCAATAGAACAACCGCCCGTCAGACAAACCGACAAAGACCAAGTCTTCACCGTAATTGTCCATAGAATACGATTGGCCTTCTTGTAGTTCTTGTTGGAGTTCGTCCCCGCTTCCGTATACTCCCTGTCCGTATACTCCCCCGCCGTAGTTGCCCGTAGTAAGTTCGGAATCCGCGGTCCCGGCAGAAAACCCAACTGGCGTAATATCGAAAACTGCGCCAGTACGTAGGATCTGGATTGACGAAGGACCGCCGTAAGCGAGATGGTATTTATTACTGTTGTCTTTCCAAGCCCAAGTCCCACTTACACGTTCGCCCGCGGCTACTTGAGTGCCTGAAATTTGTAGGGGAGTAAACCCCTTAATAGCCTGCATAACCCCTTCAAACCAACGCACCCACAAAGTGTCGTACCACCGGCCTTTGGCGTCGTACACCGTGCCCGGTTTAACAACTCCAGGTGGCGGGGTGATTGGCACAAGAGGCATTAAAGTCCAACCTTTCCTGAAGGCAGTTTACGACGCGCGCCCGTTTTCCTAAAACTACGAACAATTTCAATTTCTCGTAGTTTAGCCGGCGCAAACATAGGGTTTTTTATTGACACTTGTCGTTTTACCGGGCTTTTAAAAGCAAACAACGCGCAAAACCACATTTTACACTTGAACAACGTGTCCATAAAATTCTCCAAATACGCTAGTGTCGTTACCACCTACGTCGCTAATTTGTGCTTTGACAATAGCTGGGCCGGAAATAACCAAAGGAACTGTAGCAAACGGTAGCGAAACAATAGACGTACTTTGCATATTTGCTGTACGTCGTCCGATTGTTCGAAATTCTGTTAGTCCGTCAGCGGGGTTGTCATTGATTTGTAATAGAATCTCAGCGTATGCATGTGTTTGAGTTTGAGTACCACCAAACACGGCACCTGTTATAATCAGTTTGTGTCCACCACCTACGCCGTAAATAAACATACTTGTTTGTCCGGCGTTCGCGTCAATTTGCGCTGTGACTGTCGCGTCAGTCGCGGCGGTAGCGGTAACTACACCCGTGTTTACACCTCCGGTTGTGCAGCACATCCTGTGAATAATAACCCAAGATTTTGTTGTGTTTACCGGAGTAGTCCCATCTAACACCACATTTTCGTGTTCTTCTCGTAGATTCCATCCGGTTAACCCAGAAATACGTACAGTTTGGGTATCGGCAATTTCAGTAGAAACGATTGAATGAACACGCGCTTCTGTGGGCGCAACCCACAAACCCCCACCATTCCATATATCTTCGGGAACAGTCGCGGTCCCGATGTTTGTGTTATCTCCGAACTTTCTTACGTTAAAAACGCCCCCGTACACGTTAAGCGCGGTGCCAATCGGGTCTTTATACCAAGTAGTCATTAGTTTTGCTCTGCCGAGTGACGCCCTTTTGGGTCGTATTCTACGTGAATATGTGCTACGCGATCATGGTACCGCTCAAGACGCGCCGCGGGACCCTCAACAATAACATCAAAATCTTCGCCTAAACGCGCACTTAATTCGTCGGCGTAACGATGTTGGTTCTGTGGGGAATCAAGATACCAGACGCGTATATCCATCGCCTCACCCGTTTCGTGTTTGCTTGAACCACCACGCGTTTTTGGGCGGCGACCAGAAGTGATAACTAAATCTTTATTAGTCATTTCTACGTGCAATGCGCGCGCTACTTCTCGCGCCATCCACATGGCGGGGTGCATTCCAGCCCAGGCGGCATCACTAAAACTCGTCACTAGATTTGCTCTCCGGATTTTAAAGAAGACAAAACGCTAGGTACGGTTTTTTCAAAAGAGCGACCAATAACGTAGCCGCCAAGTCCTAGTTTTAGTAACGGCCACATGGGTTCTGGAACTGGATCAGTCAACCCAAATTGTGCAAGCACAATCATGACAAGAAACGTCAACATTGTAACGGGGCGCCACGAAGCAGTTAGCCATTGTTGACTTTGCGCTTCTGCTTTAACAATCCCCGATTGCAATTCAGCCATTTTAGACTGAGCAGTAATTACTTCTGTAATAACACCTGTCTGTATCGTAAGAAGTTGCGCCTTTAAAACAAGTTTTTCTTCATCAGAAGTATGAATGTCGTCTACAAGATTAAAAGCCCCACCAAGAAGATCGCCTACTTTCGCAAGAATGTTCATTAATGGTTATGGTTGTTAATGTGGGCTTCAATATCGGCAATGCGTTTATCAATATTTTGTAGTTGAAGCAAAACTTCAGGAGGTGGCGTACGGCTTTCATGGTACGCTTGCAATTCTCGTTGGAGAACTGCAGCGTCAGAAGTAGTAAAACGAGTTGCTTCTGTAGTGGCTCTAAATTGCATTAAATCAACAAGACGTTCTCTATGTTCTGAAACGGTAGTTATACCCCAACCAATAAAAAGTAAAATCAGACTAGCAAAAATTCCTAAAGCCCATTTAGAAAATACCCCGTTAATTTTTACAATTACAGGTTCGTCAGTCAATTTATCGGCTCCCGGTTGCGCTCGTCTTCTTCATCAGTGGTTGGTCCACTATCGGTATCCCCGGTTGTACCAGTGTTATCACCTCCGCTACCTGTTCCACCGTCTGCACCAGGAGAACAGCCGCCTAAAACCCAAACGCTGTATTGTGCGTTTTTTCGATGACGGACCCACCAATAACAATTACGCTCGTCTTGTGTATTGAAAGACGTTTCGCCGGGAGCAACATTTCCAAAAACGAAATCGTTTTCAAAAATACCAACGGGTTCGACAGCGTTAGAATCGCTTCGTCCGATTTCAGTGTTGGCGTCGGTGTCGCCGTTTGTCCATTGGACGCCGGTTAAGATCCCGCGATTTCCAACCGAATACGCAGAGACATTTAACGGAGGGTTTGTCGGCGCGGACGTGTCTGGGGAACTTACGGCACCCGCCGCTGCCGTTAACCCAACGTAAACCGGTAACATTAAACAGCCGCGTTTAGAACCGCTACAGCGCCGTACCAATTAGCTCCGGCGTCGTGTGTGTAAAACGTTAGTATATCAACACCACTTGTAGTCAACGTAGGGGTAGAACCCCCTGCCCATTTCAAATTTGCATCCCAACTCACACTAAAGGCTCCGCCGTTAGTAAGTTCTAGCACGACAAACGACGCTTCGCCACTTGTTTGTTCGTTATCAAACTCGATTACAGTAGCTTGGTCTACTGTCGCTGACCAACTATGCGCCACATCAAGGTCGATAGTAAACGTAATGCCGGTATTGCCGTACGAAGAGTGCGTCCAGGTTTGCGTTGTTGAGACAATTTCACCGGTCATGGTCCCACCGGTGCGGGATAGTGCCGCGTCTGCTGTCGCTTGGACGGCGGCTACGTCTGTGTCAATCGCGTCAAACATCGTGTTGAGGACCGCACCCCAGACACCTGTTGACGCACCATCGACGGGGGTCGCCCAACCATAGTTTGTAGTAGGGTTTGGCATATTAGCCTCCGATTGGAGTTACGTTGCGGCGGCCCATCGTGCCGCCAAATTGGTTATCAACGGAAGCGAGGTAGTGCGCCTCTATAAGATTTTGAAGGCGCGCTTCATCGCGCGCTTCTTTTTCTGGGTCTTTCAAATAGTTATGCGCTTCAATGAGCGTTCCGTACAGATAAATGTCCGGGCGACTCTCGAGCAGCCAATTTGTAGACGCAGAGTCAGATA